GCGCTTAGTGCTGTGGTTTATAACTTTATGACCGTAAATTAATCCTCATTTTTCTTATATTTAACGGAGCTCTCCGAAATGATGGGAGCTCCAATTTTATTATTCGAAAGGAGAAAATTATTATGTTAAAAAAAACAATAACTTACACGGACTTTGACGGAAACGAAAGAACAGAGGACTTCTACTTCAATCTCTCCAAGGCAGAAATTATGGAAATGGAATTGGGTGTTTCTGGTGGTATGTCCCAAATGCTTAATAAGATTGTCGCTGCTCAGGACGGTGAAAGAATCATCAAGATCTTTAAAGAAATCATTCTTAAGGCTTACGGTGAGAAGTCTCCTGATGGAAGAAGGTTTATTAAATCCGAAGAACTTTCTACTGCCTTTTCTCAGACAGAAGCCTATTCTCAGTTGTTCATGGAATTGGCAACAAATGCAGATGCAGCAGCAAAGTTTATAAACGGGATTATTCCGGCGAATACTACTCAAATAGCAGCGCCGGTTAAATAATAATAAAAAGTTAAGGAGGATTGAGGAATGCTTCAAATTACGATACCAGCCGTTGAACTATGGGACGAGCGGAAACAGGAATTCGTTACCACAAAAGAGCAGACATTACAACTGGAGCATTCCCTCGTCTCTATTTCAAAATGGGAATCTAAATGGTGTAAACCGTTTTTGTCAAAACAAGAAAAAACCTTTGAAGAAACTTTGGATTATATAAAATGCATGACCATTACGCAAAACGTAAATCCAGAGGTTTATAATTATCTTACAAATAAAAACATTGAAGAGATTAATAATTATATAAATGCCCCAATGACCGCAACTTATTTTTCAGATGATAAAATCGCAAAAACAAGCAGAGAACAAATTACGGCGGAGCTTATCTATTATTGGATGATTGCTTTAAATATACCGTTTGAGTGCCAAAAATGGCATCTTAACCGTCTTCTTACTTTAATTAAGGTTTGCAATATTAAAAATCAGCCTCCAAAAAAGAGAAACAGAAAAGAAATTATGAGCAGAAATACCGCTCTAAATGCCGCTCGCAGAAAACAATTAAATACAAAGGGGTGAGGCGATGAATAACAAACAACAAAAACGCTATAACGCGTGGCTTACAACATTTACAAAAAAAGCAGTTACAGTAATTCTTATTATCTCATTGATAGATTTACAGCTATCATACATACTTGCTTTTATGGGTAAAGAGCAAATTGCAGAGTCGCTTTCTAGCACCATCGCAGACACCGTCATCGGAGTAATGCTTGGGTATTTCTTAAAAGCTCTTTTCGAAACATTCTTTGAAGAACGTGAAAAGAGATTAAATAAAAAACTCGAACAAGACCGTTTGTCCGAAGAAGACGAATCGGTTGAATAAAGGAGGTTTTACCATGCCTATTTATTTTTTAACTACAGCGCTTTTAATTGTTTCAGTTGCAACAAATCTGACGGTCGAAGGAATCAAGAAGCTTCTTGACGGGACAACCGTTAAATATTCTTCTAATGTTTTAGCCGCTGTTTCTTCAGTTATAATCGCTTGTGTTGTTTGTGTTATCTATATCATCATGAACGATGTTGTCTTTTCTTCGAAGGTTGGAGTCGAGATTGTTATTCTTATGTATCTTGGATTCCTAACTTCAACAGTTGGTTACGACAAAGTGGATCAAATGATTAAACAGATTCAAAATATCAAGGAGGGATAATCATGAGTAATAGTCCTTTGGTTAGTTATACCAAAATTAGCCCAAACAAGACCAGCCCAAGGAACCATAAAATTGACACCATTACAATTCATTGCGTTGTCGGTCAATGCTCAGTGGAGACCCTTGGTAATATTTTTGCATCTGCTTCTCGTAAGGCATCTTCTAACTATGGTATTGGCTCTGACGGTCGGATCGGAATGTATGTCGAAGAAAAAGACCGTTCATGGTGCTCTTCTAACGCTGCTAATGATCACCGAGCAATTACCATAGAGTGTGCCAGCGATAAAACTCACCCTTATGCTATCAACGATAAAGTTTATAAGTCTTTAATAGAACTGTTAGTTGATATTTGCAAGAGAAACGGTATTAAGAAGCTTCTTTGGAAAGGCGATAAGTCGCTTATTGGTCAGGTTGATAAACAGAACATGACCGTTCATCGATGGTTTGCTAATAAGGCTTGTCCCGGTGATTATATTTATAATCGTCTAGGACAAATTGCATCCGAAGTAAATGCGAAGCTAAATAGCGGCTCTCCTAATGTTAAACCCGAAATTTTATATAGAGTTCAGACAGGAGCATTTAGTAAGAAAGCAAATGCCGAGGCTATGTTGGCCAAAGTAAAAGCCGCTGGATTTGATACTTATATGGTAAAAGTAGATAACCTCTACAAAATTCAGGTTGGCGCCTTTAGCAAAAAATCAAACGCAGATGCTATGGCCGCTAAACTTAAAGCTGCTGGTTTTGATACTTACATTACCACGAAAAGTGGAACAGCAGTGACCACATCTTCGAAGAAAAGCATCGATGAAATTGCCCGCGAAGTCATTCGGGGTTTATGGGGTAACGGTCAGGACCGAAAGGATCGTATCACTAAAGCTGGCTATGATTATTCTGCTGTGCAGAAGAGAGTAAACGAACTTCTATAAAAGGAGAATTTTACATGATAAAGTTCAGACAAAAGGGTGATTTCTCTAAACTGACACGTTTCTTGGAAAAAGCCAAAGGGGCTGTACGTCTCGGGGATCTCGACAAGTACGGTCGGGAGGGAGTAGCCGCCCTCGCGTCTGCAACACCTGTCGACTCTGGTCTTACGGCGGATTCGTGGCGTTATGAGATAACCAACAAACAAGGATCGGCAAAGATTACTTTTTATAACACAAATATTCAAAATGGAGTCCCAATAGCCATAATTCTACAATATGGACACGGAACTCGAAACGGCGGCTGGGTACAGGGTCGAGATTACATCAATCCTGCTATCCAGCCTATTTTTGACAAAATCGTAAATGAAGCATGGAGGGAGGTTACTAAGCTATGAGTAGAACAATCGATTCAAGAGTTGTTGAAATGCAATTCGACAATAAACAGTTCGAATCAAACGTCAAAACTTCAATGTCAACTCTTGATAAACTTAAACAGAGTTTGAATTTGACCGGGGCCTCAAAAGGCTTAGAAAACGTAGGTACTGCCGCCAAAAACATTAATATGTCTGGACTCAGTGGTGCTGTAGAGAACGTTCGTCTTAAGTTTTCAGCTCTTGAGGTCATGGCCGTAACAGCCCTCGCAAACATTACTAATTCTGCAATTAATGCGGGAAAAAGAATTGTTTCTGCTTTGACTATGGAACCAATTTCAGAAGGTTTTGCAGAATACGAACTCAAGATGGGTTCTATTCAAACCATCATGGCTAGTACGGGAGAATCACTCGAAACGGTTAATAAATATCTTGAGGAATTAAACCTTTATGCTGATAGAACCATATATTCGTTTTCAGATATGACGAATAACATCGGAAAATTTACAAATGCAGGTGTCTCACTTAAAGACGCCGTCGCAGCTATTCAAGGTGTTAGTAATGTCGCTGCTGTTTCTGGTGCGAACGCAAACGAAGCTTCTAGAGCCATGTATAACTTTGCACAGGCTCTTTCGGCAGGACACGTTAAACTCATTGACTGGAAATCAATCGAAAACGCCAACATGGCAACGGTTGAATTCAAAAATCAATTACTTGAGACCGCTGTTGCTGCCGGAACCGTTACAAAAACAACCGACGGAATGTACAAAGTTTTGTCCAGAAATAACAAGGGCAAACTCATGGACGACGTGATTGATGCTACGCACAACTTCAACGATAGTCTTTCATATCAATGGATGACAACGGAAGTGCTGGTTGAAACTCTAGGTAAATATGCCGATGAGACAACGGACATAGGTAAAAAAGCCTTTGCTGCGGCACAAGATATTAAAACTATTACTCAGTTGTTTGATACCTTGAAGGAAGCAGCAGGTTCCGGTTGGGCTCAAACTTGGGAAATCCTAATTGGTGATTTCGAAGAGGCGAAAAAATTACTTACCGAACTTGGAGGGGTAATTGGTGGTTTCATAGACCGTACGTCGGATGCTCGTAATGAACTCCTTCGTCTTTGGAAAGAGAACGGTGGAAGGGAAACCTTAATAGAAGCTTTTCGAAATTCTTTTGAGGCTCTCGGTAAAATTATAAAACCAATTAGCGAAGCTTTTAGAGATATATTTCCTCCGACTACCAGCGAACAATTACTTAACTTAACTAACGGTCTAAAAACATTTACAGAAAGATTAAAAATCGGAGATGATACAGCTGATAAAATCAAGCGAACATTCAAGGGTTTATTCGCTGTTCTCGACATGGTTAAAGACGCTTTCTCGTTTGTCTTTAAAGTAGCAGGACAAGTATTCAGTTTATTTGGAGGTCCAACTGCCGGTGGTATTTTAGAGTTAACAGCGAGATTTGGCGATTTTCTTGTTAAACTACATGAAACGGCCGAGGCAGGAAACATATTTGGTAAAGCTTTTGAGAAAATCCAAGAAATCTTTACAACTGTTGCAGATAAAATCAAAGATGCCATTGATAGAATAGGATCGGCGTTTAAAGGTTTTAAATCTATTGATATGGGTCCTTTGGATGAGTTTTCAGAGAAGGCAGAAAAAAGATTCCGTCCGCTTACTCGTTTAGGGCAGATATTTGGAGCAGCATTTGAAGCAATCGTAAAGGTTCTTGAGTGGGCGGCTCCTATAGTAGCAAAGCTCGGAAATATTATCGGAAAGGGTCTTGGTGTTCTTGCTGATAAAGTAAGCTATGCCGTTAAAAACATGGAGTTTAATGAAACTCTCGATATTATTAACGCCGGCTTATTCGGTGCTATTTTATTGGGCGTCAAGAAGTTCATTAATTCGCTTACTGATATTACATCTGAAGCCGGAGGATTCCTTGAGGGTATAACGAATATTCTCGACGGCGTCCGCGGTTCTCTGGAAGCTTATCAGAGTAGTCTAAAAGCTAAAACCTTACTTACTATAGCTTCAGCTATTGGTATTTTAGCAGCAGCACTTGTTGTTATCTCCCTTATTGACAGCGAAAAATTATCAACGTCGTTGACGGCCATTACAGTTCTTTTTGTTGAGCTTACTCTTGCGATGAAATCTATACAAAAAACTCTTGGCGGCGGTAAAATGGCTAAAGTCTCCACCCAAATGATTGCGATGGCTACGGCTATTCTAATTCTATCATCTGCTATGAAAAATCTTGCATCTCTTGACTGGGAAGGAGTAGCAAAAGGCACAGTCGGTATTGCGGCTTTGGCCGCGGTCCTTGTCATCGCAGCTAAATCACTGGATAAGAGTTCTGGAAAACTCATAAAGGGCTCTACCGGATTAATTGCTTTTGCCGCTGCAATTTTAATTATGTCAAAAGCAGTCAAATCGATGTCTTCACTTAACTGGGAAGAATTAGCTAAGGGCCTAACTGGACTTACAGTTATTCTTGCTGAAGTAGTCGCAGTTACACGTCTTATGGGAGACTCTAAACGAATGATTTCAACAGGAATAGGTATGATTGCTCTAGGTGCAGCCATGCTTATATTTGCAGAAGCAGTTGAACGTATGGGTCAACTATCCTGGAAAGAGATTGGAAAAGGTCTTGTCACAATGGCAGGAGCTTTGACGGCTATAACAATTGCTATGAATCTCTTGCCTAAGGGTATGGTCAACAAAGCTACCGGAATGGTTGTTATGGGGGCTGCCTTGCTTATAATTGGCGAAGCGGTTGGAAAAATGGGTTCGTTGAGTTGGGGTGAAATAGCTAGAGGACTTACTACATTAGCAGGAGCTTTAGCTGCTATAACCCTTGCTTTAAACCTTATGCCCCAAGGAATGATCGCTAAGGCTACAGGTCTTATTGGGGTTGCTACGGCACTTACTATTCTTGCTAAACCTCTTCGTGAGATGGGTAGTATGAGCTGGGAAGAGATAGCTAAAGGGCTTGTCACTTTGGCAGGTTCAATGACGATACTCGCCGTTGCCCTGAATGCTATGCAAAAAGCGATTCCTGGTGCAGCAGCTATGATGATTGTTGCACCTGCTCTTGCTATTATGGCCGGGGTTCTCGGAACGCTTGGTCGTATGCCCCTTAGCGAGATTGGTACAGGACTTTTAGCGTTAGCTGGAGTATTTGTAGTGCTTGGCGCTTCGGCTCTTATCTTGCGACCTCTTGTTCCGACGATAATCGGGTTGGGTGCGGCTATTGCGCTTCTGGGCGTTGGTGTAGCGGCTGTTGGAGTTGGTGTTCTGGCATTTTCTACGGCTTTAACTACACTATCTGTTTCTGCTACTGCCGCCGCCGGAGCTATTGTCGTTATTGGTTCTGCAATACTAAGTCTGATCCCCATATTCTACGAAAAGATTGGTGAAGGACTTATTGCTCTTGGTAATACTATTATCAACGGCGCGCCAATCATCAAGGATGCGTTTCTTGTACTTTTAGCAAGTGCGCTAGAAGCATTTACAGAAGCGATTCCTATGATTGCCGAAGCAGTGTTTACTTTACTGAACAGTCTTCTTGATGCTTTAGTAAAATACACTCCCGATATTGTAGAAAAGATATTTGATTTCTTAATTGTCCTATTAGATGCCATTACAAAAAAACTACCTCAATTGATACAAGCCGGCGTGGATGTTCTTATGGCTTTCTTCTCCGGCATTGTGGACGCACTTAAGGGTATCGATACAGAAACTCTTCTTCAGGGAATTGTCGGTATCGGCCTGCTTGCGGCAATCATGACTGCTTTGAGTGCAGTAGCGGCTCTAGTTCCAGGCGCAATGCTGGGTGTTCTCGGTATGGGCGCTGTTATCGCTGAACTCGCTCTTGTTCTTGCTGCGGTCGGTGCTCTGGCGCAAATTCCGGGCTTGAACTGGCTTATCAATGAAGGCGGTAATTTGCTCCAGGGAATTGGTACGGCAATCGGTAAGTTTGTTGGCGGTATCGTTGGCGGCTTTATGAGTGGCGTATCCAGTCAATTCCCGCAAATTGGCTCCGATCTTTCCGGTTTCATGACCAATGTTCAGCCATTCCTTGACGGTGCGGCTTCTATAGATCCATCTATGCTGGACGGCGTTAAGGCTCTTGCAGAAACGATTCTTATTCTCACGGCAGCAAATATTCTTGAAGGCCTTACTTCATGGTTTACCGGAGGAAATTCTTTGTCCGGGTTTGCCGATGAACTCGTTCCTTTCGGAAGAGCAATGAAAGCATTTTCGAAAGAAATAAGCGGAATCGACGCAAAAACAGTATCAAATGCGGCTATTGCCGGAAAAACATTGGCTGAAATGGCGGATACGCTTCCGAATACTGGCGGCGTGCTTGGGTTCTTTGCTGGCGAAAATGACATGGAGACTTTTGGTAAACAGCTTATTCCATTCGGTAAGGCTATGAAAGCTTTTGCTGATGAAGTTACCGGATTGAATGCTAGGGTTGTAACTGAAGCTGCCACAGCAGGCAAAGCACTTGCTGAAATGGCTGATACTGTACCTAACAGTGGAGGCGTAGTAGGATTCTTTGCCGGTGAAAACGACATTGAAGCATTCGGTAAACAACTTGTTCCATTCGGTAAGGCAATGAAAGATTTCTCCTTTGCCGTGACAGGATTAAGGGCGGATGTTATTCAAAATTCGGTTACTGCTGGTAAAGCTCTTATGGAACTGGCTGATACCGTGCCTAATACGGGTGGTGTAGTAAGCTGGTTTACTGGTGACAATGATTTAGATACATTCGGTAAACAACTTGTTCCATTCGGTAAGGCAATGAAAGCATTTTCGGATGAAGTAAGCGGAATCGAAGCCGAAACAGTATCAAATGCGGCTATTGCCGGAAAAACATTGGCCGAAATGGCTGATACTGTACCTAACAGTGGAGGCGTAGTAGGATTCTTTGCCGGTGACAACGATTTAGATACATTCGGTAAACAGCTTATTCCATTCGGTAAGGCTATGAAAGCATTTTCGGACAAAATAAGCGGAATCGACGCAAAAACAGTAGCATATGCAGCTATTGCCGGAAAAACATTAGCTGAAATGGCTCATACCGTGCCTAACAGTGGAGGCGTAGTAGGATTCTTTGCCGGTGAAAACGACATTGAAGCATTCGGTAAACAACTTATTCCATTCGGTAAGGCAATGAAAGATTTCTCCTTTGCCGTGACAGGATTAAGGGCGGATGTTATTCTAAATTCAGTTACCGCTGGCAAAGCTCTTATGGAACTGGCTGATACTGTACCTAACAGTGGAGGCGTAGTAGGATTCTTTGCCGGTGACAACGATTTAGATACATTCGGTAAACAACTTGTTCCTTTCGGTAAGGCTATGAAGGACTATTCTATGGCTGTAACTGGATTAAACGGAGATGTTATTCAAAATTCGGTTACCGCTGGTCAAGCTCTTATAGAACTGGCTGATACCGTACCTAATACGGGTGGTGTAGTAAGCTGGTTTACTGGTGATAATGATTTAGCTACATTTGGCAAACAGCTTGTTCCATTCGGTAAGGCTATGAAGGACTATTCTATGGCTGTAACCGGATTGAACGGCGATGTTGTTGTTAATTCGGCCAATGCCGCTAAGGCTCTGGTAGAGTTGTCAAACAATCTTCCGAATACGGGTGGAATTGTAAGCTGGTTTACTGGTGATAATGATCTTGCCTCTTTTGGAGAAAAATTAGTATCTTTCGGTCAGTCGTTTGCTTCCTACTATTCAAGTGTCAGTACTGTTAATACCACTAAGTTATCTGCCATAGTTACTGAATTTAGGAACTTAGTAGACTTAGCAAAAAGTATTAAAAAAGTAGATACAAAAGGAATGTCTACGTTTAGTAAAGATCTTACCGCTCTTGGTAATGCTGGAATTGATGGTTTCATTAAAGCTTTCACGAATGCAAAGTCGAGAGTGTCAAAGGCAGCCAATACGATGCTTACGACTTTTATCAACAGCGCAAATGCAAAGAAAGCTGAACTCATTACAACCTTCAATAACATTATGCAGGCGGTTATCACCACTATCAATGGAAAACAGAAATTATTTAACACGGCAGGAAACACTTTGACGGTTAAGTTTATTGATGGTATCAAGTCTAAAAATGCTTCTGTGTCCAATACCTTTATCCAAATCATCAGTGACTGTTTAACTAAAATCAGGAATAAGTATTCCGAATTTAACACGGCAGGAAACACTTTGACGGTTAAGTTTATTGATGGTATCAAGTCTAAAAATGCTTCTGTGTCCAATACCTTTATCCAAATCATCAGTGACTGTTTAACTAAAATCAGGAATAAGTAT